CTCCAATACCCGCGGGTTGTTGCCACAACGCACCAAATGCAAGCGAGAGTGCAGCTCGCACGTTAGCTGGATCAGCCGTGTCCGAGCCCGCAGGAACATCCATAGTTACGGTGACCTGCGGGTTTTGGTACGTCTGACCAGCGAGAGGCGTCACACCCTTTCGGATGATAGCCTTATACGTGTTACGTGGTACATCCTTCACTACACCCGTCGTCGGATTAGCCTTTCCGAGATTCCGGAAGACCTTCGGTCGAACGAATGTGATAGTGAAGGGAGAAGCAACACTATGCGCAGTGACGCCGACTTGCGTACCACCCAACGCCGTGACGGCATACTGCTTACCATTAACATCAGGTGCAGTATCAGCAGTCAAGGTATAAGTGGGAGACGTAAATCCGGTCTGCGCAGCCCCTGTAACAGGGGACGTTAGAGTGATGGACATCAGAGATCCTATAAAAACCTCGTAGGGCGCCGGCTACATGCCGGGGAGCCTTCGAAGAGGTCTAGGGTTTTGAGGGTGCAACAAACGGGAAGCCCCTAAGAGGGCGGCAACGTTCAAAAGTTGACCGTCGTTAAGAGACAAGTTCACCTCCAATGTAGGATAAGAAATCCCTGTATTTGGAGAGCGAACGACCGTACGTCGCGTTAAGTTAAAACCACCGGGACTACCGCTTGAACTAAAAAACGTAAAGTTACCACCCCAATCCATGTTATTGCCCAAGTTATCGAACTTTAACTGACCGGCATAAACTGCCCGTTTAATTTCAGTTCGGTTCACATAAGCAAGCCCACGGGTCGAGGTGACAACCGCGTTCAAGCAATCACCAATATTGGTGAAGTAGTCTGCCAAAAACGACCATGGAAGTAGTTCCCATGCTGTGGGTATGAACTGCTCCGGTGAAAAACCGAAAAGAGCCCAATTATCCCACTGTGTCGTTGTTGTTTGAGCATCAAGCCTACCCTTATAACGAACGATTACTCGCTCGTACAAGTGTGCGTCTGCATAAAACCAAATCCCTCCAGCATACTGAAATACGCTAGATGGATTATTACGGTCGTGTGCCGACAGACTTGATGTCGAGTCTTTCGCGTCAGTACCGCTCGCCGAGATGATCTTCGATGAGCGCTTTTCGCGGAACCTCGATAGTGCTTCGGCTGCATCACGGATGTCGTTAATAAACGGCTTCCAACCGAAGGACTGCTCAAGCCATATATCGCTGAGGGCCTTTGTCCA